TTCTTTTTTTCGTCAGGGAACATCTTCTCGGGCGAAATAGTAATGTACGGAATTAGGAATTCAGCATCGGGTGGAGGAGGAGCCGGAGGCGGTAGTGTAGCATTCTCAGATTTAACAAGTACTCCAACTACCTTAGCCGGCTACGGAATTACAGATGCACCGTCGGTATTAACTGACCTAAGTATTACTGATGGAACAAGCGGACAAGTACTAACAACAGACGGTAGTGCTGGATTTACATTTACATCTGCATCAAGTAGTACAACCTTTAATGCCATTGGAACTTATTGTTTGGGGTTCTATACTGGTCTTGGCATTCACAATGGAGGTGCTACTTTCTCAGGAAGTTCAATTGCTACTGCTAATACTTATGCCGGTACTAGTGGCTGGAGTGGATCTAGTACTTCTACTTTATCAGGAACTTGGCGCCTTATGGGAAACATAGGCTATTATAATCAAGGTACCACTGCAAGTAACGCAAACGTATCCGGCAGTTTATTTGTGAGGATTTCATAATGACTATTGGAGTAGTTCTGAAGCAAATAGCGGTTCAAAGGGGTATACTGGTGGTACAGAAACCCGTCCAAGAAACATTGCATTTCTAGCTTGTATTAAATATTAAGGAGACATTGGTATGAACGTATATCAGACAGATTTAAATGGTGTTTATGTAGGCACTACAACAGCAGATCAAGACCCTTTAGATGACACTAACTGGCTTATTCCAGCGGGTTGCGTACAGACTGCACCACCAACAATAACTGACAGCCAACTTGCTAAGTGGGATGGTTCAGGATGGGTTGTAGAGAATATACCCATTGTAGAACCTGATCCAGAACCTGAGTCTATTGCACCAGAAGTTTTAGCCCGTGGAAAGCGTGACGGACTATTGATAACTTCAGATTGGACACAGGTTGATGACTCTCCTGTAGATAAGTCTGCTTGGGCAACATACAGACAACTTTTACGGGACGTACCAACTCAAGCAGGATTTCCAAACACAATAACATGGCCCACTTCACCCGAATAGAGTATGCATAATTAGGAGAAAAAGGAATGCCATATCCATTAAACCCGACAACAGGTGATGAATATATTTTAGGATCAAAAACTTGGAAATACAATGGTTCGCGCTGGGTAAAATTAGGACTTTCACAAACTGTATCTGCAGATGTAGCATTCTCAGATTTAACAAGTACTCCAACTACATTATCAGGCTATGGAATTACTGATGCTGCAAGTTCATCAAGTGCATCAGTTCCTGCCGGTACATTAATTTATCATGCAGCTAATACAGCCCCTACAGGCTTTATTAAGGCTAATGGTGCTGCTATATCAAGAACAACTTATGCTGATTTGTTTGCAGCAATAGGCACTACGTATGGCGCTGGTGATGGATCTTCTACTTTTAATGTCCCCGACCTTCGTGGTGAGTTTATGCGTGGATGGGATGACGCGCGCGGAATTGATACCAGTCGTTCTTTTGGTTCTGCACAGGCTGATGAATTTAAGCTACACGGTCACCCTTCAAGGCGGGGCACTGAATTTAATGTTACCAACGATACTGGCGGCGGCGGTATACTCATGGACAGTAATGGAGGTCAAGCAAACAGGTCAGCGTTTACAGGAACACCATCAAATACTGATGGGCAACATATTGGCGGCTCTGGAGGTTCAGAAACACGTCCAAGAAACATTGCATTTCTAGCTTGTATTAAATATTAAGGAGAAACAATAATGTCTGTTACAATTACACAAGTGCGTAATGCACAATCACTTAACGTAGAGAATACTGCATATGATGTAGAAATTAATCATCCCGATTACGGTTGGATACCTTACACTTTGGACCCTAGCGACACTGATATGACTATCGATAACAATGCTGTAATGTCTTTGATAAGCACAAACTTTACATCTTATGTAGCACCTACTCAGGCAGAGTTAGATGCAGAACTTGAAGCAAATCTAAGAAGTCAACGTGACCAGAAGTTAGTAGAAGAATTGGACCCTATAGTAACTAACCCTTTACGTTGGGCAGAACTTACATCTGATAAGCAAACAGAGTGGACACAATATAGAACTGACTTATTAAATGTACCACAACAGTCAGGGTTTCCTACAAATGTAACTTGGCCAGATAAACCTGTATAAATATATAATCAGGAGAAACAGAAATGGCATATCCAACAAATCCAACGACCGGTGACACCTATGTTTTAGGATCAAAAACTTGGACCTACAATGGCACGAACTGGGTAAATCAAGCAACGTTTGCATCAGGTAGTAGTGCTAGTGTAGCATTTTCAGATTTAACAAGTACTCCAACTACATTAGCCGGCTACGGAATTACAGATGGTGGCAGTGGTAGCGGTGGCGGAGCAATGGAATTCATTGCTTCATCAGGGGCTTTAAGTAATGTGGCTGATGTTAGCTTTACACAGTTTGATGCAACTAAGTATGATCATTATGTCTTTGCGCTTCAAAATGTCATACCTGATACAAATGGTGCAAACTTATTTGCACGCTTAAGGCCAACTGGAAGTTCGACTTATTCTGCCACTAGTGGAAATTATGAAACGGCTGGTAGTGCTAGAACAGCGTTTGTATTAGCTGATAGTGTGGGGACTAATACACATGGCTATGGTGTAGGTGGTTTATTTAATTTATATGCGCTACATTTAACTGATGAATACACGTTCGCAGATACCGTTAATTTGATATATACACGAAATAATGGAGTAACGACACAAACAATATCGTATGCTGGGGCTGGTAATATTTACAAGCAAGCAACAGCGGTCGATGCGATTCGATTCTTTTTTTCGTCAGGGAACATCTTCTCGGGCGAAATAGTAATGTACGGAATTAGGAATTCAGCATCGGGTGGAGGAGGAGCCGGAGGCGGTAGTGTAGCATTCTCCGATTTAACAAGTACTCCAACTACCTTAGCCGGCTACGGAATTACAGATGGTGCAAGTGAATCAGCTGCAGTTGGTACAGTAATTTATCATTCAGCTAATACAGCCCCTACAGGCTTTATTAAGGCTAACGGCGCTGCTATATCAAGAACAACTTACTCTGATTTGTTTACGGCAATTGGTACAACTTTTGGTAGTGGCGATGGATCTTCTACTTTTAATGTCCCCGACCTTCGCGGCGAGTTTCCTAGAGGTTGGGATGACGGCCGTGGAATTGATGCCAGTCGTTCTTTTGGTTCTGCACAGGCTGACCAAATGGAATCCCACAATCACAGCGTACCTTCTGCCGCTAACTTTGGTGGTAATCATGACCGAATAGTAGTTGGTACCGGAGTGTTTTCAAGCAACAATGCGTCTACAGATTTCACCGGTGGAACGTCTAATTCTTCTGAAAACCGCCCAAGAAACATAGCCCTACTTGCTTGTATTAAATATCAAGCAACGTCTGCTGGTGGCGGTGGCGGTTCTCTCAGCAACATAGTTGAAGATACCACACCACAGCTTGGTGGCAATCTGGACGCACAGACATTTGATATCACTACCACAGGAAAGATACTATACGCGAATATGTATGCTACAGAAGGTGATTTGCCAAGTGCAACCACCTATCACGGTATGTTTGCTCATGTTCACGGTACAGGAGCAGGTTACTTTGCTCATGGCGGTAATTGGATTAAACTAGCAAATCATGCAGACTTGAGTAGTGCATCAGGTAGTACAACAGCTGGAGGTGTTGGTACTTACTCACTACTTGGTAAAGCTGATGGTAGCACTACATCTCTTGGCACAGATGTATCGGGCAGTTCACTTCGGTATAGTAGCACTTATTCTTACAGTCCAAGTTACTATGGCATGTCAGGGTCTGCGCCTAGCGGCACATGGCGCTGCATGTCTGTCGGCGGGGCTTATAATTTATCAACAACTGCTGCGAATTCAACAACAGTTACTATATTTCTAAGGATTTCATAATGTCATATCCAACAAATCCAACTACGGGCGATACGTATATTTTAAGTGGAAAAACTTGGAAATATGATGGTGCGAACTGGTTAAAATTAGGACTTTCACAAGCTGTATCTGCTAATGTAGCATTTTCAGATTTAACAAGTACTCCAACTACTTTAGCTGGCTATGGAATTACAGATGGTGCAACAGGAACAGGTGAATCAGTTCCAGTTGGTACGGTAATTTATCATTCAGCCAACACACCCCCTACGAATTTCATAAAAGCCAATGGTGATGCTGTATCGAGGACAACTTATGCTGATTTGTTTACAGTTATTGGAACTACGTATGGTGCTGGTGATGGGTCCACTACATTTAACGTGCCTGACCTTCGTGGCGAGTTTATGCGTGGATGGGACGATAGCCGTGGAATTGATACCAGTCGTTCCTTTGGCTCGGCTCAAGCGGATGAGCTAAAAGCACACACTCACACATTCTCAACACACTATAATACGGGGGCTGGCGGCGTACCACTGCAGGGGACTTCTTCCCCAACAGGGACTGTTACCACAAGTAGCACTGGCGGTACAGAAACCCGTCCAAGAAACATAGCCCTACTCGCTTGCATTAAATATCAATCAACGTCTGGATCAGGTAGTAGTGCTGGTGTAGCATTCTCCGATTTAACAAGTACTCCAACTACCTTAGCCGGCTACGGAATTACA